TGTTACCCAAGACAACATCATTAGTAAGCAAAATAACTTTCTCACTTTTTATGTACAATCTTCTGTACTGTTTCTGATTCATAGATACGAATACCTAACCAGATAATCGTAAATAAACTAGCAACGGGAGGCAACCAAGCCGCCAACGACATTATTCCAGTTGATGCCGCCATTACGTCTACAGCTTGTTTAGTTTCTTCCGTTACCATAATATTATTCCTTGTTACGATGGATTTCTTTGTGAATCAGTTGGTGGTACAATTAAGCGACATCTATATGTCCAATTTTTCGGTATATTCTGTTACCTTCTTCATCGTCTTCGCCAAAATACTCTTGCCAAAAAACTCGTACAACATCTGACCTGCTTCCAAAAGATGAACGAACATCCTCAACCTCTTGATTTACTTCTAGCATATCAGTGTTCTCAATAGTCGTTTCAATAACATCAACCCAATTTTCTTCTACTAGTTTTGTATATCCAATTTGTATCACGGTGAAACCTCAGTATGTCCCATAAAATCATAAACAATAACAACTAGATTTGATAAGCTAGTAATAAAATCAATTTCTATTTTAAATTTTGTAGCAGTACTCGACCTACCGAAACTATCTTCTATGGCAATATCAGGAGATTGGTGTGTATTAGTAGAAAGAGATTTAGCTAAAAGACTAAAATACCTACTATTGTAATTATTATTATTTGCAACATAAGAACCTGAACTAACAAAACCATCTACAGAATAGTAAACAGTTACATTATTATAAACAGTGGTTGCATCTGGAAATTTGGTTATTCTGAAATATGTTCTATCATTAGTTGAATCATAATAACTACCTAATACTTGACCGCTACTAGCACCTGCCGATGATGTTGCCATTCTCCCTCTGTTTGGAACAATAATATCTGTTTTATCACCAGACACATAATACCATGCATTATAGGGGCTAGGTGAACTATCATAAGTTCCTGTACCTATAGAAACACCTGATGTGCCTTTTGAGTAAAGAAATTTAGTAAGGTAGTATTGGTTATTAATCTTATTAGATGTACTTGAGTTACCAACCCTTAAGTGAAAACGTGCTGTCATTGTTTGTAATGCATTAACGTTTGGGGCGGCAATACCGCCTTCAAATATTGTTACAGGACTAGTAGTAGTGATACTAATTGGAGATGTATTACCAAATGTTCTTTTTTTAATGCTATCTAGTTTAGAACCGTCTGTGGCTACGTCTCTACCATCTACTGTGCCAGATACAGCTACGTTACCATTTAGGTTTATATTCTTTGTTGTTAAGCCTGATGTTGGGCAAATATTAACCGTTGTCGTGCCGCCAGTGCTGTATCCTGTGCCTATGTTAATGATTTTTGTAGGCGAAGATTCACTACCTGTAATGCCTGTAGCAATATTAGTAGTAACGCTACCTTCTGTGTGTATGTTTATGTTAGGTGCTGAAACAAGACCACCCACTGTAATACTACCATAGCTACTAGTTATATTACCTGTTGAAGTTGCAAAATGACCAGTGCTAGTGCTGAAGCCGCCATCTGCTGTGATAGTACCAGTAGTTGTATCGTTAGCATCTGCTCGTAAATACTTAGGGTCAGTCTGTGTTGTTATATCAAAGGAAGTAAGATAAGACTGCAAATCACTAATCTGAGATTCAGTAATACTTAGTGCCGCTTGATGCTGAGTCACGCTAGATTGCGTTATATTGGCGTCTGGTACGTTAGCCCAAGTAACAGATGTTGATAAGTCGTTAGTCTCTGCTGTAAGATATGTTTGTAAATCACTTATTTGTGATTCAGTAATACTTAATGCCGCCTGATGTTGTGTAACGCTAGACTGTGTTATGTTTGCATCAGGAACATTAGCCCATGTAACGGCTGTGGATAAATCGTTTGTTTCTGTGTATGACGTAAGAAACCTACCATCAAGGTCTGCGGTAACTGTTGCACCGCCTGTCTTAGTCAATGTAAGTACACCGTCACTAGTGTCAAAACTAGCTGATGTAACTTCTGTTTCTTGAATAGCGGCTAAAGAGTTTGCCGCAGAGGTAGCTGATGCACTAGCCGCATTAGCTTGAGCAGTGACAGAATCCAAAAAGGAATTGTCCGATGAATCTCCTGAGCCACCTACACCTCTGAATATAGCCATGAAACAATCCTATGTGATTAAAAAAAAAAGAGAAAAGGGAAAGGGGCTTCCGAAGAAACCCCTTAAGTACTACTAGCCGTTTACAGCGATGTTGAATGCGGCATCGTTACGTAGAACAGCAGTACCATACAAAGTGTCAGCAGTGTATAGAGTAGCAAGGAAGTCCTGCTTGTACTGAGTCTGTGAACGAACACCCATTTGCTCCGCAAGAACCATAGAGTCTTTGTGGAACAACATAGCTTGTTTAACGTCACCACCTGCGCTGTTGTCAGCGGCAGTTTCGATGATTGGGCAGTTAGAAGAAACAAAGATGTCAATACCGTACAAGTTGCCGATTTGACCATTGTTTACAACTTTACCATCTACGAAGTCGCTAGAAGAGTAACGGTCAATACCCATGATAGCGTTACGTACTGATGGTGGTACTACTAGACAACGATTGTCCATAGGTACGTCAGCATCATCCATTTTTTGGATTAACTCACGGAAACCTGCATCGTTGAATACGTCACCTGCGGCTACAGAGTCTACAGCGTAAGCCTCAACACCTGAAGTGCCAGAGAAGTTGTAAGTACCAGTACCAACGTAGTCACCACCGTTGTCACCGAATTGCTTACCTAGTTCAAACAAGCTAGTGTCTACTTGCTTAGCTAGAGCGTAACCTGCGTCACCAGTGTAGAACTGACGAAGTGAAGACAATGCTTGAGTTTCAGTGATGTCTTCGATTAGACGTGAGTACTCGAAGTGCTTGTCTAGTGAGATTTGTACTTCGCCTTCACTAGCGTTCTGTACAGTAACTGCAACGCCTTCTGCTTTAGCGTGAGCATCGCCACGAACAGGCTTAGGAATGTGAAGAGTATCACCTTTCTTGCCAGTCATAGATAGCTTCTTAACTAAGTTAGCTAGTACTAGGTTAGATTGATAAGCGGCAACAACTTCATCACTCCAAATCTCTGGAATGAAAGTAGCCGCGCTAGTGTTGTCTACGAAACCGCCATTTGCGGGATAAGTTGAATCAGTCATTTTTAATTCTCCAAAATAATATTAGTTTCGTACCCTCCCTTCTGCATACGCTTGCATAATGTCATTCGACAATGCTTGGTATCTATCAGGGTCAGTACGCATTAGTTTAATAATGTCTGCGCGTCTATAGACCTTCTTGCCTCGCTGTTCACCACTACCACGAGCATTGCCTGTGGATGCGGCTTTAACAGCCTTCTTGCGTTCGCTTTCCTCAGCGGCTACAGTATTATTGACAACCTCTTGACGTTCCTTCCACAATGTGAATAGTTCATCAGCGGCATCAAAATCATACTCTTGGTCTGCCTGTACAAAAAGCTGTGTTCTAATCTTAGAACCCTGAATCCACTCAGCAAACTTACCGTCCTGCAAAATATCATCCATATCAGGATGTTTAGTCTGTAGTTGGTTCATTGCTGTTGAGTGGCGATACTGGTTGCTGATTTCTTCAGCTTCCTTAATCTTAGGGTGATTATTAATCGCTCTTTCGACTGCCTTGTCGGGGTCTGAGAAAAAGTCTACTTCTTCGTCAGCTTGTGTTACTTGTGTTTCTTTGTTTGAGAGTTGTGTCTGAATGTAGTCATCAACAACCTTTCTTAACTCACCTACTTCGGAACTTTGTTTACCTAAAAGTTTTTCAGCTTCTTGGTGCATCCTTACGATGTCCGCTGTAGACTTTCCTTTGTACTTCTCAGGTAAATCATCTTCTGTTTCGGTTTGTTCCAGAGTTTCCTCTACTTGAGGCTCTGGTTGGTCTACTGTATCTTCTTCAACTTCACCAGTAAAAAGGTCGGTGGTGTCTTTCGCTTCTACGTCTTCTGGACGCTCTTCTATTAGTCTTGCCATTATTAAACTCCGTGATTATATCATTATGGAGGTGTATTAAGTGTAAGGGTTCTATGGTCAGGAGTTGTCCTTACGTTATAGTGTTACGCCTTGTTAGTCTTCATGTGGGACTCTCTTTGTTTAGACCATCTACGGACTTCCTTCCAAGAGTTCTTTTCACGGTTAACTTTAACAGGTGTAACGATTTTTCTAGCCTTCAACTCACAATCAGGACAATCAACTTCTTCTACATCTACGTCTCTTAAAAACTCATTGACGTGTCCGTTGTCGCATTTAAAGTCAAATAAACGTCTCATTCTTCTAAGTCGTCTTGTTCTTCTTGTTGCTGTTGTTTAGCTGTTTCTATCTGTACTTCTAAATTTAGTAGGTTAGCCATGACTGCAAGTTGTCCCTTACGAAAGTAAAGGTCTTTGTCATCCTGACAGGCTTCTACTGAATTTATGTTATCAGCACTTCCCCTTAAGTCTTGCTGTAAGTTTTTCCAACCATCGGTACGGAACATATCTTCAAGGGAACGATAGTACTTCTCAAGTTCTACTTCTGTCGGTGTCATAAACTGTTTCTCCTTAATGGACAGCTTTAATTATTAATTTATATAATATACTTAATGTATACTATAGGAATATTATACCATATTTGGTCACAAAAGTCAAGAACTATTTTCTATGTCTTGCTGTTTTCTTTGCAATCTTTTTAGGTTGTTTACTAAATTGTTTACCTGCTTT